CTCGTGCGCCTGAAGGATCTCGAGGAGGAGAACAAGCGGCAGGCGAGGCCAGTCGCGGGCTCCACCCAGCACGAGGCGTCCGTGTCTCGCAGTACGAGTCCGGTCATCTCGGTCGGCAACGACAACCGCGAGAAGGGCATCGGATTCGCCCGTGCGGTCATGGCGAAGATGGCGTCCTTCTCCGAGATGCGGCATGGCAACTTCGTCTCGTCCGTGGACATCGCGAAGTCCTACTGGCCGAGCGATCAGGGGCTCCATAGGCACCTCGAAGACTCCATCCGGATGAAGACGGCCGTGGCCGGCGCGACCACGCAGGCGGCGTCGTACGCCGGGTTCCTGGTGTACGCCGACAATCTGACGAGCGAGTTCATCGAGTTCCTGCGCCCGCAGACGATCATCGGCAAGTTCGGCATGAACGGTGTGCCGTCGCTGCGCCGTGTCCCGTTCAACGTCCGCATTCCGCGCGGGACCGGCGGTCTCACGGGGTACTGGGTGGGTGAGGGCAAGCCGAAGCTGCTCTCCGCGGCGACGGGCGACAGCGTGACGCTGACGTACACCAAGGTGGCGGCAATCGCGGTCATTACCCAGGAGCTCGCGCGGTTCGGCAATCCGTCCGCGGAAGCGTGGGTTCGTGACGAGTTGGCGAAGGCGGTCATCGCGCGGATCGACACGGACTTCATCGATCCGGCGAAGGCGGTCTCGTCCTACGTCAACCCGGCGTCCATCACGAACGGTCTGACGGCGCTGACGTCGGCCGGCACGTCGGCGGACAACGTCCGGACGGATGTCCAGAACCTGCTCGAGCAGTACATCCTGAACAACCTCGATCCGACCGACCTCGTGCTGATCATGCCGAATACGTTGGCGATGGTGCTCTCGATCATGGTCAACACGCTCGGCCAGCGCGAGTTCCCGAACATGACGATCAACGGCGGATCGCTGCTCGGGATCCCGGTGATCGCGTCGCAGTACGCGGCGTCCGGTGCGTCGTTCGGCAACATGGTGATCGCGGTCAAGGCCAACGACGTGGCGCTGGCTGACGATGGCCGCGTGACGGTCGATGTCAGCGGGGAAGCCTCGCTGGAGATGGTGGACTCGTCCAGCCAGGATGCGACCACGGGCACGGGAGCGTCACTCGTCTCGATGTTCCAGACGAACTCGCTGGCGGTGCGTGCGGAGCGCGAGATCCACTGGGCGAAGCTGCGGTCGACTGCAGTCGTCTACATGGATGACGTGAACTGGGGCGCGATCGGCAGCCCGTACTAAAGGGCATAACCTCGGCGTCTGATAGGTCGGACCTCACCACATGTGTGGGGTCCGGCCTTTCGTCTGTGAAAGGACCGCGCATGGTCTCGGTGGTAGCGCTGAAAAACTTTGAGCACGACGGCGAGCCAATCCACCGGGGCCAGGCGGTGTGGATGTCCCCGATCGATGCGGCGTGGCGAGCGCGCAAGGGGCTTGTGACGCTCACGAAGGGCGCGCGGCCGACCTATCACACCCGGGAGATGGTGCCGGAACCGCTGCCGGTTGTCGAGTTCGTGGACGTCCAGTCGACCACGGAAGAGACTGGTGTTACCCACAATCTGATCGAGCCCGCACCAGAACCCGTGGAACCTCCGAAGCGGCGCCGCGGCCGTCCGCGCAAGACCAAGACCTCGTGAACATCTTCGGCCTGACTATTACGCGGACGAAGCAGATGCCGTCCCAGTTGTCCCCTGTCCCGACGCGTGGGTGGGGCGGCAGCGGTGGCTGGTATCCGATCGTGCGCGAGCCATACGCCGGCGCCTGGCAGCAAAACATGGCGATCGTGCAGGCGGACGTGATCGGGTACTCGACCGTCTTTGCCTGTATCAGCCTGATTGCCTCCGACATCGCCAAGCTGCCGATCCTGCTGCTCGAGCGGGACGCGAACGGCATCTGGAGCGAGACGGAAAATCCGGCGTACTCGCCAGTCCTGCGAAAGCCCAATCACTACACCACGCGGGTGAAGTTCTTCGAGTACTGGATGATCTCGAAGCTGATTCACGGGAACACCTACGTCCTCAAGTCTCGCGATGGCCGCGGCGTGGTGGATGCGCTGTATGTTCTCGACCCGACGCGCTGTAAGCCGCTGGTGGCTCCGGACGGTGCGGTGTTCTATCAGTTGAGCAGCGACACGCTGGCCGGACTGGAAGAACACTCGCTGGTCGTGCCGGCGTCCGAGATCATCCACGACATCAACGTACCGTTGTTCCATCCGCTGTGTGGTGTGTCGCCGATCTTTGCCTGCGGCCTCGCGGCCCAGCAGGGCTTGACGACGCAAAAGAACACCACGCAGTTGCTGGGCAAGGGCTCGCAGCTCTCTGGGTTGCTGTCGTTTCCAGGGATGCTCTCCGAAGAGGCGATGAACAAGTTCGCCGAGTACTGGGAGACGAACTATGTCGGCGAGCACAACGTGGGCAAGGTGGCGATTGTCTCGGGCGGCATGAAGTTCGAGCCGATGACGATGACGGCGACGGACGCGCAGTTGATCGAGCAGTTGAACTGGACCGACCTGACGATCTGTTCGGTCTTCCATGTGCCGCCGTACAAGGTCGGCATCGGGTCGGCGCCACCGTACACGGACATTCAGTCGATCCAGTTGGAGTACTACCAGAACGCGCTCCAGAACCCGATGGAGAACATCGAAGCGCTGCTCGACGAGGGGCTGAGTCTGCCATCGAACATCGGTGTTGAGTTCGACATTGACGCGCTGGCTCGGATGGATACCAAGACTCAGACGGACATCGCGGTGGCTCGCGTCGGCGGCGGCATTGACTCGCCCAACGAAGCGCGGGCGAAGTTCAGCCGCAGGCCGGTCAAGGGTGGCGAGTCCCCAATGATGCAACAGCAGATGTATAGCCTCGAAGCGCTGAGCAAGCGCGACGCGGCACCGCCGTCGCCGTCGCCTGGGCCTGCGATTCCGGAACAGCCACCGGCCTCTAAAGACTTGTCAGCCGAGGAACTGCGCGCGGAGCTGTTTACCGCCATGAGGTTGAAGCGTGCAGCGTAGTGACGTCGACGTCATCGCCGATGTGTTTGCCCAACTGACCAAGGTCGAGATCGATCCGATCACGGCGCGGGTCAAGGCGCTTGAGGATCGCGCACCGATTCCTGGGCCATCCGGTCTGCAAGGACCGGCGGGTGAGCGCGGCGAACAAGGGGAACAAGGCGAGCGCGGAGAACGGGGCGAGAAGGGGCTAGACGGGGCGCCTGGCGAGAGTATTCCGGGGCCGCAAGGCAATCGTGGCGAGGTGGGTCCGAGTGGCCCAGAAGGCCCGCAGGGGCCGGCGGGGCGCGATGCTGAATTGGATCCCGTGCTCCTGAAGCGGATTGAGGCATACGAGTCGGCCCAACAGGAACAGGTCAGTCCAGATCGCGTGGCGGCGGCGTTCGTGTCGTTGCTGCGGAAGGAATGGGCGCCGATCTTGGCGCCGGCTCCCACGAAAGTCATCAAGAACGCCCGCAAGGTTGGTCCAGGTAACTGGATCGTGGAAGAGACCCGCGAATGAACGAGACCTACCGCAATCTGGTGGCGTCGGCCGGGGCGGCGGCGATCACGTACATCGGCCTCGTTGATGACGATGGCGACGAGCTCGCTGGCGGTGCGTACTTGCGGCAGGCCGTGAGCTGGACGGCGCCCAGCAATGGCCTAGTCCGGCCAGTCTCGAATCTGGTCTTCGATATTCCGGCTGGCACCACAGTCGGTGGCTGGCGTGGGTACAACGCCCTTGTGGATGGCACGGATTACGACGGGGCCGACCTGACCGCGGAAGTCTTCTCCAGCTCAGGCCAGTACACCTTGCTTGCGGCTGGTACCGGGATCGCCCATAACGCGGGTTGACGATGCCGTTCGACGCCCACGCGAATTTCGCGTACTCAACCGTCGCGGTGGCGCCATCTCCTGCAGCCAGCGGCACGTCGCTGTCTGTCGCGCTCGGCGATGGGTTGCTCTTTCCGACGCCACCGTTTAATGTCACGGTGTGTCCGGCTGATGAATTTCCCCTGACCACAAACGCGGAGATCCTGCGCGTGACGGCGATCGTCGGGGATGCGTTCACGATTACGCGTGAGCAGGAAGACACCAGCGCGCGGACGATCGTGGTCGGGGATCAAATCTTCAACTCGATCACGGATAAGGTCATCACTGACCTTGAGACCGCGGCGGCTCCTGGCGGCGATGATGGCAGCGTCCAGTTCAATAACGGCGGCGCGTTCGACGGTGTCGGGCCTGGGACGACGTATCAGTATTTGCGTCAATCAGGAGCGGTTGTTAATCCGCCTGCCGCTGAAGTGCTGGCGAATCATCCGGAAATCGTCTTTACCTGGGCAGCACTGACCGACCCATCCTATCCTGACGACGATGTCGTGGTCTTCGTGCATGGTGGCGTGTGGGTGTTTGCGGCGGAAGTGTTCGGCGGGGATCTGACCGGAGCGGTCGAGCCGACCTGGAGCGATGCGGACGATCCCGGTGAGACGGTGACGGATGG